GGAGACGGAGGACCAGAGGCGTATTAAGTTGCTTGAGACTCAGAATCGTGAGATTCTGTCAACCAACAGCGCGCTCCTAAACAGGGTGGCCCAGCTGACGCCACCCAAGCAACCTTCTGCTCCACCACCAACTGCTGATTCGAACCGCAGCAAGTGGTGGACGGATCCAGATGCCGCCTTTAATGAGAAGGCCGCCCCGCTGGTGCAGGCAACGACCGCCACCCAGGTGTACTTGATCAAGGAGCAGATGAAGGTTAAGTATGCTAAGGAGTTCAAGCTATGGGGTCCTGAGATCGATGAGCTCACCAAGCCTTTGAATCCGATGTTTTTGATGGATCCAGAGACTTGGGAGATCATCATTGAGCGCGTGCGTGGGCGTCACGTGCACGAGTACGCCAAGGACCCCACGATGGTCCCTGGGTACTCGGAGTCTTCCAGCCCTCACGATCCGCCAGCACCAAAGACGGCGCAGATGCAGCTCTCGGAGAGGGAGCTGAAGGTTGCAAAACAGCTTGGTATCACGCCGGAGAAGTACTTACTCCAAAAATCTAAGATGGGTGTGGGGGTGTAACTTGGAAGATAAAACAAAGGTAGCAGAGGCGCCGGTGTTAGAGAACCCGGTGAAGAAGTACTTTACACCTCGTTCGGAACTGGAGATCCTTTCTGATGAGAACATCATTGCGGAGGACATGATGCCACCGGACACGTTCGAGGTACGGTATCTGGTTCCCGGGATTAGATGCCGTTGGGTCAACTGGAAGTCCCGTGAGGGTCACATGATGTATGCGGCCCAGGCTGAGGGGTATCTATTTGTTAATAAGAATGATGTTGAGTGCACGGTGAAGCCGAACAAGGAAGGTAAGTTCATCAACGGTGACGTGGTGCTCATGAAGATTGCTGAGTCAAGGTATGCCTCAGCGATGAAGGCCTTGGTCCTCCGAACAAAGATGGCGGCTGGTCAGACCGCGGAAGCTGCCATGGAGGAAATGAAGGGGCTGATGAAGCGGTCAGGTGGGAAACTAACCCCCTTTGCGCCGGACGTGGCGCAACTTGATCGGCTGATTGAGGCCAATCAGGTGGTAACACAATCCGTTACCAGATCTTAGTGAAAGGAGACCACTCTTATGGCTGGTAAGGCCGTACCTATCAGGGTAGCTAGAACAACCACTGATAGTCAACCCTCAATTCGACGTTATCAAGAGGAGGCAGCCCAGACGTTTTTAGATGGGGTACCTGTCTTTCGTGATACTGTTGGTTCTGGTGGTGTGGAGGAATGGTCGGGGGTGGTGGCAACAACCAAGGTCGCTGGGATTGCCATTGAACCTGCCTCTAATCTAACCACCGTGGGCGTCCCCAAGACGTTGACTTATGGGGCCGTGCCGAGTCAACCGCTGGCAAAGAATATCCCTCGAGGGGCACCTCTCAATGATGGGATGGTGGGTGTTCAGCTTGCTGATGACACCACCGAATTCCAGGCGCAATTTTTGGATACGGTCCCTGCGTTGGAGACCGACGTGGGCAAGCAGTACGGGCTCACGAAGGACACCAACAACTACTGGTTCATCGACAAGGGAAAGACAGACAGCGTTATTGTTACCGGAATTTACGCCGGAGACGCGGGTCGCAATGGTGGTCGGGCATTCTTCCGATTTGTCAGCGCGGCCGCCCAGATGGGAGGTGCATAGTATCATGATGACACGTGGCAATTACTCCCAACTGATGGCGCCTGGTATCCATGAGTTGATGGACCAGCAGACTCAGTTGGAACAACGGGACTCGGAGTATGACAAGATCTTTAACACTCCGACATCTGACAAGGCCTATGAGGACGACGTTGAGTTTGCAGGCCTTGGCCCAATGACTACAAAGCCAGAGGGCCAACCGATCAACTATGACGACGTGATCCAGGGCGGTTCGTACCGGTATACCCACTCGACGTTTGGGCAGGGTGTGCGGTACAGCTTTGAACTGTTGGAAGATGACCAGTACGGCATCATCCAGAAGGTTCCGAGCAACTTTGCCCGCACGGCGATGCACACCAAGGAGACGAATGCCTGGAACGTGCTCAACCTTGGGTTCACCACGCAGATCACGGTGGACGGTGTCTCATTGTTCAATGCATCTCACCCGCTGTTGGGTGGGTTGCCAGCAACGGTGGCGGTTCCAGCCTCCATCGTCGGTGTGGGTGTGTACGTTCAAGGCACCTACCCGAATCGTCCCGGCACGGATGTCGATCTGAGCTACTCTGGTCTGCAGTTGATGATCAACCAGTGCGAGCGCATGATTGATGGCCGTGGCCTGTTGGTGAAGGCAATGATGAGCACCATCGTGGTTCCTCCAGAGCTTCGGTGGGTCATTGAGGAGATTCTTGGTTCTGAGTGGAGGCCGTACACTGCTGAGAACACGGTCAATGTCGTCAACAATAAGGGTCTATCGCCCTTCATCGGTCGATACCTGACGTCCACGAAGGCTTGGTTCGGTCTTGCGGAGAAGTCTCGCCATAAGCTGAATCACTTCGACCGTCACCCGCTCGATGAGGACTTTGCCGATGACTTCGACACTAGGTCAATGAAGCATGTCGCATTTTACCGTGCCTCGGACGGTGCGTCCAATTGGCCTGGTACCTGGGGCTCTGCAGGAACCTAATCTTAAGGGGGTGGTGGCGCTCCCACCACCCTATCTTAACAAGGAGGCGCAAGATGGTAAAGTCTTATGGTAAGAAGCTCTTGTTCAGAACAGGGGAGATCATCATGCACGAGGGTAATCCTGCCCTTGTGCTTTCATGCGATGGTAGGTGTGCAAAGCTGTACGTTTTTCCGGCGCATTCAGCCAACGCTCAGATCACAGCTGATGAGCCGGTCCCTGTCCCTGAACTAACAAAAGAGGAGTAGAGCATGGCAAATCAGATCGCACCACGACATTTCTTGATCGATACGCCAGGTGCCCCACCGGTGTGGTTGTCGGGGCTATTTATCTCGAGCATCACCTGGACTGGTGCGACCACGGCGGGGCACTCGGCCATCGTTAAGAATGCGGCTGGGATTCGCACGATCTTTGATGCGAAGGCCTCAGAGGCCAATGATTTTGAGTCCTCAATCTATGATTGTGGTTGGGTTGAGGGCCTGCAGGTCCCCACACTTGACAGTGGGAAGTTGATGATCGTCTGCGCGTAGGGAGGTGATCCATGAATAAGAAGAAGCCCGGGGTCAACAAGGGACCAAGGGCAGGTGGAAAGAAGGGCCCCGATACAAAGAAGACAACGAAAAAGTCGGGGTACGGGGGTTACTAACATGCCATACAGAGCTGGGGCGATCGGCGTCCCGTGGCACAACTGTGATCGGTGTGGCATCATGACACGGACCTCTCAGTTGGTTTTCCAGAACGGTATGTTTTTATGCATCATCCGTGGGTGCGTGGACAACCCTGAGGGCTTTAACCGTTATCAGCGCATCACTGAGGTGCTAAGCGACGGGAAGACTGAGCCCCAGCACTGGTTAGAAAACCGTGTTCTTAATGACGGTTTGGATGGCAATGATAGGTGAACTATAATGCCGCTTAAGAAGGGGGTCTCAGATAAAGTAAGATCCGAGAATATCGCGACAGAGATTCATCATGGGAAACCTAGGGATCAGGCAATAGCCATTGGTTACTCACAACAACGTCAAGCACGAAAACATTCTAGGCCAAACGCACCTAAGAAGGGTTAGAACATGCCATTCAGCCAGCCATGGAATGAGAACGATCCGGCGGACACTGATCTCGCGAGTCTGCTTGGTGATGACATCCGAGACCTAAAGTTGCAGGTCCGTGAGCGGGTAGATCTTGAGCATTTCTTTCCACTCGCCGATGATCCCACCACTGGGTTTCATCGACAAGGATCTGCGAGACCATTTTTTCAAGGTGTCGCCCCAGCAAACAATCCGGACGCGCCTGGTGCCTTATGGTTTAATACAAACGTTAATGATTTACTCCGCGATAATGGTGCTACCTGGATAAGTCTTGGGTTAGGGACACCACAAGGCGCGATCCTCATGTGGTCGGGGACCATCGCGGCCATCCCAGCTGGTTGGAAGCTTTGCGATGGAACGGCAGGCACGCCTGACCTTCGAGATAAGTTTGTGCGTGGTGCGCCACCTGCTACAGATCCAGGAGGTACTGGAGGTTCTGACACTCATACCCATCTTGGTACCATCGGGGTGAATACTGGTTTCGTTACAGTCTCAAGCGCGGCTCCACTGACAATTGTTGTTGCACTTGATCCCCATGTTCATGGCATCGCCATTGATCCTGCAAGCACATTGCCGGTGCACTTCAAAATTGCGTTTATCATGAAGGCATAGTCATGAACTTTAAGGGCTGGTTTAAGATCACCACCAAGCAAGGTTCTTGGATTCTGAAGAATCAAGAAACCAACGTGCTACGTGCGCGGACGGTACTTGCTTGGAACGGTACGGTGTTGTTACCTTTTAGGTATCTTGGGATTGGGACTAATGGCAACGCTCCTGATCCAACACATACGACACTCTTTGCTGAGGTATTACGGTTCTTAACAGTGGCCACCATTGAGACGACAGCAGTTAGTGGAGACACCTTACACCTGACAGCATCGTTCGTGGCGGCGGCCGCCTTCAATATCTTTGAGCTCGGCGTGTTTGACGCGGCCGTGGGTGGTAACATGGCAGCGCGTGCTGTACATATCGACGAGAATGGAAATTCATCTGCCTTCAACATTGGGATCGGTGAGGGCATCACGTTAGAGTATTATCTTCAGGCCTTATAGGAGATCACCATGGCAGCTGGCGATGCTGTTCCAATCCCTCGTAAGAATATAGCGTACCGCGCTTACTTCGAGATTCGTAGCACAACTGGTGCGTTGATCTCTGGAGCTACAGCTCTCGATAGTGAAGTGTCTATCGATGGAGCAGCTTTTGTTGATGCTACAGCAGAGGCCACTGAGATCGGTGCGTCAGGCACGTACTTCTTAGATTTGACGGCTGCGGAGATGAACGGAGACGGTGTAGTGGTGGTTGTCAAGACAACCAGCGCGATGGCGATCATCCCAGTCCTTAGTCTTTACCCTGAGTCGCTGGGTGATATTCGAGTCAACGTTGGACAATGGAACGGCACCGCTGTCCCGGCAGAGGACACGGCTGGTTATCCAAAGATCACGGTTAAAGATGGTGTGGGAGTAGGTGAGATCAACACCACGGCCGGGCAGGTGGAGGTCACCACCGCCCAATTAGTGTTGTTGATCAATGCTATCTATGATGAGCTTACAGCGGAGGCTAGAGTAGCTGGATCGTATGGTCAGCTGTTGAAAGACAACCTCCCGGTGCTTATCACCCCAGCAAATAAGCTCCTTACCGATGCTGCTGGTCGAGTTGAGACCACCGCTGCTCAGCTTGTGACTACTGTTAATGCTATCTACGATGAGCTGACGGCTGAGGCTCGAACGGCAGGTTCTTATGGCCAGCTGCTTAAGGACAACCTACCTGTGCTCGTCACCCCAGCAAATAAGCTTTTGACCGACGCGGCAGGTCGTGTAGAGCTACAGGCAGATGGAGTTGACCAGATCGTGATGGAGGCTGGATTAAATCTACGCCAAGGCCTTGCCGTTATTGCCTCGGCAGCTGCAGGCGTGTTGGCAGGTGTTGGCACAGCGACAATCACCATTCGAGCAGCAAATAATCCAGGCACGTTGCGCATCACGTGTGTCAATGACTTGATCGGTAATCGTAGCACCGTGACGTTGACACCACCGGCATAAGACTATGTTTCCAGGACCCTACTTTGCGAAGGCCTACTTTGCTCAGGCCTACTTTCCATCAAACAGTTCGGTGACGACGTTTAAGAACTTCACGGCGCGTGATGGTATCCGGGTAGTTGATCTTAAATTTTCTGGTAAGCGATCTTCATTTGATTGGACCAGGGAGACGGATGTCGTCAATATTCAAGAGGTGAATAATTTATGGGATACAGAAACTGGAAAGTTACCGCCAAGATAGACTTTACGCGTATAGTTTTGTTCATGCTACTAGTCTTGGTGCCGTTTGCTTCTGATGGATTTGGTCAAGTCCTTCAGCACTTCTTCTACCAAATCAGGAAGACTGATGGGGCCGTGGCGCCAGGGGTAAATGTTCGTACCTTTCAGGCCGGAACCAACACCTCATTTGTGGTGTTCAGTAATCTTGCGGGCACCACGGTTAAGCCACAGCCGATGTTGACCGACAGTCTAGGGATGGTGGATTTCTACACCATCGGGGCGGTCATCGACATCTTATTTACCGGTGGTACAATCCCAACTCAAAAGTTATTGAACGTGACACCTACCTCAGTGGTCAGTACGGTAGGCATCCAAACCGTTGCACTTGGTGGGACGGGCGTGAGTAGCTTTATATTGAATACGGTGCTACTGGGCAATGGCACTCTCCCCATAAAGACTAGCTCCGTTGGGTTGGCTAACCAGGTCTTTCGTGTCCCAGCGGCAGGCGGCCAACCTGATTTTGGCACGGTTAATTTAAGCTCATCGGCGGCGGTGTCAGGCGTGTTGCCAATTGCACTTGGTGGTACAGGTTCAAGTGCAGGTAGCTCTTTATCTGTTCAGGAGATTGATGGCTCGCCTAATGTCAGTGGGGTGACCAATGTAAAGGTGACCAACAACACGCTTACCGATAACGGTGGTGGTTCTGTTACGGTGGACGTTGGTCCACCATTTACCGACACGATTAGCCTAATCAAGGGATCAGGAGATCCTTCAAAACTGCTGAAGTTTGAGGTGGATGGATTTACGACAGCCACGACTAGAACCATCACGCCACCTGATGCTAGCATCGTCTTAGCGGCCACCAACTTTTTGAACCTTTGGGCTGACGGGGTCAAGCAGACCTTCAACCCTAACGCGACGAATGCTGGGTTTAACGTTGGAGCACATATCGCTGACCCCTCCGCCCCGGTGAATGGGGATCAGTTTTATGACTCTAACACCAATAGATTTCGGTGTTATGAGAATGGCGTCTGGATAAACTGTACTAGTGCTGGTACTGGTTCACCTGGTGGAGCGGACACTAACGTTCAGTTTAACGACGTTGGTGCGTTTGGCGGTGAGGCAGACTTCATCTGGAATAAGACCAATAATTTCTTAGGTATTGGTGCTACTGCCGCACTCACAGATGAAGGTCTTAGCGTCGCTAACACCGGCACACATAATGGGGTGATCAGTTCGAGAAGGTCAGATGCCTCTGCGCCGCCAGGCAACTCTGCTGGTTTTCGAGCATACAAGTCACGTGGAACAATCTTCTTGCCAACTGCCGTGCAGAGTGGTGATTGGCTACTAGGTCTCTCGTCCAACGCGCATGATGGAGCTAGCTTCTTTGGCGGGAGTCGTATCTATAGCGAAGCTACACAGAACTGGACCGGTGCTGCAAGAGGTAACAGATGGGTGTTTAGCACCACGCCTGATGGTAGTACCGTGATTATTGATACGGTGCGCATCCCGCAGGATGGTGGGGTCCAGCTCCTGACTGGCACCAAGCCAACCTGTAACTCCACCAAGCGTGGGTATCTATATCATGTTGCGGGCGGCGCGGGTGTGGCTGACACCTATGAGGTCTGTGATAAGGACGTTGCGGATGTCTATGCCTGGCGAGATATCCATGGAGGTTCAAATCCAAATTTATCTAACTTTAATATCGGTAATAAGGGTTTTCATACAACATACATAAAAGGTAGCTCTACCTCTTTTACATTGCATAGTCTTTGTGAAGCTGGGATGACGCAGCTTAGCGATGGTGCCGTAGCAAATGTTCTAGACTCAACTGGTAATTATATCAATCGGCCGTCAATCGCCACCACCGACACTCGAGGTTCATTTCACTGCGTTTCTGATGAATATCAAACACAATGGGAAGGAGAGTTTGTTTTTAAGGTCAAGTTTACGAACATCACAAACATCCGTATTTTTGTCGGTTTAAGTGCTACTGATATCACAACTAGTGCAACGAGTACACCACAAGCGCATTGTGCTATCTTTAGATATGCAACTGATGTTGACGGTACTGCGTTTTGGCGAACATACACCAACGATAATGATGCATCACCAACAACGACAACTACCACCGCGGCAATCGTGGCAAATACCCCTTATTTATTACGCATACGGTCTTCTAGTGATGGCACCTCAATAACCTTTTATGTTAACGACGTGCTTGTTGCTACCCACTCAACAAATTTACCAAGTACAACTACCTTTGTAGCTCCAACAGCATCACAGAAAACATTAGCTAATGAAGTTAAGACCATACTTCTTGGTCTTATAAATGCTTGGTGGGAATAGATGCCGCCCAGACAGCCACGCCTACAACAACTAGTCCAGGCCTGCCCGTTTGGAGGGATTAATCTTGAGCTGCCACCCTGGCGGATTGAGGACAAGGACTTTCAGGACATTGCGAACTTTTTCTGTACGGAGAAGGATCTTCGCACCCGGCCTGAGCCTTTCTTCACCGCGGTCTCTGATCAGGCGATCAACGGCCAGATTGATGGGTATGACATCAATGGGTTTAGGCACTTTTTGGTGGCGACGAAGACCAAGGCTTATGGGTTCATTGGGACGAACTGGACCCAGTTAACCGGCACGCTGACCGCCACGGACCTTAACCTGTACACGGGCACGTCACTGCAAGGGATGATCCTATTCGCGAATGGCGTTGATAAGATCAAGCTTTGGGACGGGGTCAGCGGGGCATTCACCGATGAGAATGTGAATGCGCCCATTGCCAGATTCGTCACGACGTTTGGTAACCGGGTCGTCGCTGGCTTTACGGTTGAGGGAGGCAACCAGTTCCCACAGCGCATCAGGTGGACTGTGGACAGCTTCCCGCAGGACTGGGTCGGCGTGGGCTCAGGGTTCCAGGACATTATCGAGGGCACCGACCCGCTCACCGGTTTGACCGTGCTCACCAACCGCCTGGTGATGATATTCCCTGAGCGGATCGTGTTTGCTGATCGGACCTATGATGCGCTGAACCCATTCACGTACATCAACTACAGTAAGGAGGGTGTTGGGAACATCTGTCCTTACTCGTTGGCCCAGTGGGGGAACATCTGCTGCTTTGTGGGCCGAGATGATGTGTACATGTTCGATGCGCAGATCCATCAGCGGATTGGGAATAAGGCAAGGAAGGCCATTCTTAATGATATCTATCAGGGAAATTTTGATCTGGTCATGGGAGGGATCACTGACAGCACGGCTGGTCGTGACTTTTTGACCTATTGGCTGATCATGCCAAATGGCGCGATCTGGACCTTTGACTTTGGCACACAGGCCTGGACCCGCCAGTATTTTACCGGGCGTAAGGCAACGAGCGTTGGCAGATTCAAGACGGTGCATGGTGTTAGGATCATTGATCTGGTGGGCACAATCGCCCAACAGAATTGGATCATCAACTTGGCAGGCGCACAGATCAGTGCAGATAACCTGACCTTAGGCTTTTCAAATGGTCAGATTGGTGAACTTGACTATAGCGCGATCATCAATGATACCTGGGTGATTGGTCCCAGTAAAGAGTTTGACTATGGACAGGCGGCATGGAACAAGACCCTGAAAAGGATACAGTTCGTCTATCGGGACCTTGGCATTGGCCAAGCCAAGCTGACGCTCTCCAACGAATTTGGGAGCACGGTGGTCTTGACACCGTCTTTCGGTGTGCTTGGTACCGGAACTATCAAGAACAAGATCATCGATTTTACCTTGTCGGGTACAAGGTTGTCCTGGACGTTAATGGGGAATTTCCCAACCGCGATCCAGGAGGTGTATCATAGCTACTACATTAGGGGGCCATTACTAGCGAGGCAGGCATGAGAGCGCCGGAGCAATTAGATGTCTCAAATCAAGGTAGTCCGCAGGACTACGTTAGTGTCATTGATCGTTTCAAACAAGCTACTAAAAAGTACGCTGAGAGACTTGCTAATATTCTTAATGGCCAAATCAGCTTCGGCAATGGTATTGCTCTGGATAATCTTCAAGGGAGATGGATCAATGTCGTCACGCCTGTTGCCGCTGACACTGACTTTACTGTTGTGCATTCTCTTGGTAGAGTTCCTGTGGGTTTTATCACGATACGGGCGGATAAGGCGGGAGTTATCTATTATGGGACGATTGTCGCGACAACCACAGACCTCACACTTAAGTGTAGTACCGCGACAACGACCATAAGAGTCTTTGTGATCTAATATGGCAACGATCAACGACAGTGTGTCCAATGTGGTAAAGCGGATGAACCGTAACGATGTTGATATCAACGCCAGTGCCATCACCTGGCTTTCTCAGGCTTATGTTGACATCGCGTCGAGATACCCATTTGTTGAATTTCAGCGGTACTTCAATCGGCCTACTGTTCAGGGTCAGCGTGAGTATCCACTGCCTGATGGGGTACGCGCTGTCTTGGCGATGACCCTGCAGGATACGAGCATCACTAACTCAAATGGGACCCCACTGACGCGACGGTTGAAGAAGACCTCATTTAGGGAGGTGGTAAAGGCGAACTTTAACGTGGCATCGGCGCCATATCGCTATGCCAGGTGGAATGATAAGATCTTTTTAGACCCGATCCCAGACCGTAGCACCTACGTGGTGATCATCTACTCATGGGTCTATCCTGATGTGTCTTCACGTGAGAATACCACCGTGATGATCCCACCTGAGTGGGTTGAGGTGATGGAATGGGAGTCTGTATGGCGTGGTCATAATGAGCAGCTCGATTATGACGCGGCACGTCATGTCATGGAAAAGGTCATTGTACCCATGACAACCTTAAGATATCGTAACCTTAAGAGCTACATTGAGTTGCAGGATTGGGACATCCCGGTAGCACAACTTGTCCAACGCAGCACACATGCCAAGTAAAGGAGAGTTTATGGAAGCAGCCGTGCGTACCATCAGGCAACTGCAGCCCGCCGAGTTACCGCTTATCTTAGACATGGCTCACAAGTTCTTTTCAGAGGCCAATGTCGGCGGAGAATTCAATGATGAGACCTTCATCCTGTCTTGGACAGGGTTCATGAAGTCTCAGAATGGGGTGATCTTCATCCTGACTGAGCATGAGCAGATCGTCGGGGCGATTGGTGGCCTCACATATCGGGACGTTAACACCGGGAAAGGGATCACCATCGAGACTTTCTGGTATGTTGACAAGGAGTACAGAGATAAGGGCGTTGGTATCCAGCTGATTCATCAATTAGAGCAGTGGGCACGGTCAATGTTTTGTACACGACTGGTCATGGCCGCGTTGATGAATGCTGACTTTTCAAAGATGGAGAAGTTCTACACTGAGAAGGGGTATAAGATCCTTGATGTGAACTTCGGTAAAGAGTTAATCTAGCATTTAAGGGGCATTAAGGTGATCAATCTACCGAAAGAGACTGGATTGCAGGCTGAGTGCTGCGTGATTGCCAGCGCCACCACCGCCGCGTTGTTGGCGGCAGGCATCGGGGCGGGTGGCTCGGTGGCGGCCTCTGCACTCTCAAATCGTGGGCGGCCGGATCAACAGGGCTACCAACTCCGGCCGGCAAATCAAGAGCTCTACAATGCGTGGACCAACTACCTTGGTGGTCAGGTCGGACAGGGGGCCCCGGGCTATCCTGGTCAGATGACCGCGCCGTTCAGTCCATACTTTCAAAGTGCTGGCGCCACGGCTGCCCCGTTTGGGGGACTTGGCGATGAGCAGGCCGCGTTGGCCCAACGATATATGCAGCAGCCGCAGGTGGGCGCCGGTCAATTTGTCCGTGAGATGCTTCCTCAGGGTGGGTCAGAGGCGTTTCAGAATTATCTTGCTGGGATCCCACGCGCCTCCATGGAGGCGGGCCTGCAGTGGGGTCGTGGCGGGACTGGATACCTGGAAGAGATCGCCAAGACGGGCATCCCGGTCAGCTCAACTGATGCCTGGCAGAATATGATCGCCGCGCAGGAGCGCGGCATTGGGCAGCGCGGGGCACAGTTGGCTGAACGTACCGCGGGCCCGGGCGGGCGGTTTGGGTCAAGCTATCAACAGGCCATGACTGACTTCTCCGCACAGACGGCCAAGGATCAGAATGCCCTCATCGCGCAGATGGTCTATGGTTCAGGTGAGGCGGCCGCGGGCAGGAGGCTCGGAGCCGCCACCGAGCTTGGTCGTCAGGGTTTGGAGGGGATGAACCTTGGGATGACTGGCGCAATCAACGCTGCACAGATTCAATCTCAACAAGAGGCGCGTGATCAAGCTCGTGCCCAGCTCATGATGCAGGGCTGGGGGCTTGACATCTCAAAGGCAAGGACCGGTGCAGAGATCGCTAATATGGGTATCCCAGGGTTCAATGCACAGATGCAACTTGGGGCGGTGGGCCAGCAGTATGGTCAGGAAGATCTTAATCGTGCGTACACCGAGTGGATCCGTCAACAGCCGTATGCCAACCCATGGAATCAGTATATTGGGGCCGCGGCCACCCAGTTCCCAGGCCAGATGGCGCAGTACCCACAGGGCCCGTCCCCTTGGCCAGGCGTGACGCAGACCGGGATGAACATGTTGTTTTCAAGCCCGTGGTTCCAGGGCGGAGGCAACGCAAACATGACGGGCGGCGGTGGTTGGGGTGGTGGTTGGGGTACGTCAGGTGGCAACCCGGCCACGTTGCCGATGGGCCAGGTCCCGCCGTGGATGCTACAACAGCCAACTTATTAGGGGGTAAGCACCAATGCCAGATGATCCTTTTACCGCGCAGCTCAGGGCGGCCCAAGGCATGCAGGCGATGAAGGGCGTGGCCGGTTATCCGTACATGCCCTATGCGTCACAGGCCACGGGCTATGAGCCTTCGGGTGGTGGCCGCCTGGCCGCTGACATGATTGGGGGTGTCTTCAACGCTTGGATCGGGAAGAAGGCCAATGACTACCAGAACGAGGTAAAGGAGGCCGAGAGCGTCTTCACCCTAGCGAAGTTGGGTTATGATCTTGGCGATCTGCTTTCTGACTCTAAGAAGCGTAAGGCGGTGGAGAAGGTCCTTGGCATTACCCTTCCGCAAACTGCAGAGGGAGATTACGGGCCGCAGAGCATTGAGCGCATTCAACAGGGCTTACGAAGGGCGATCCTTAAAGATCCACAGAACCAGACGACCATCGCACGGGTTGTTCCGCAGGCCCAGGCTGAGATGGCTCAACAGCAACCGCAACCACCAATGATGGGTCAGGGCATTCAGGACGTCAGCACCGCCCCACCTGCTGGGCCAGGGTTGACGGCGATGCCTGGACCTAGTGGACCGTCGATGGCGCCCCCAGGGCAACCGCCGATGGCGCCTGGGATGGACCCTGGGATGGACCCCAGGATGGCGCGTATCTTGGCGGCGGACCCAGTACACCAGGGTCGGATGGAGGAGCTACGCGCAACTGGCGCCGCAGGCCTGGCGACGGCCGGGTTGAAGGGCCAGTATGATCTGGCCCAGGAGACCATGAAGCAGCGGGTTGCCTTTCAGAAGTCGGTAGGTGACAACGCCCAGCAGTTGTTCCGAGACTACGGCGGTACCTTACCGGCGCAGTCAGCACAGGATATGTCAATCTCACTTATGACAGGCAAGGAGCCAATGAAGGGTACCGTTGAATCATTCACAAACGCGATGTCTCCTGATCAGCGTGAACTTCAGAAGTCCATCTTGCCGATCCTTAAGGAGGCCTTCCCAAATCTGGCGGATGCGCCAGGCCACATGTCGCTGCTGGCCGGCATGGCCGCGCAGGGTAAGGAGATCCCTGTTGAGATGTTGCCAGGTAATGACGTCACATTTATTGATCCTGAGACTGGCAAGACGGTAACCAAGAGGATTCCGCTAAATTACCTAGCTAGTACAGCTGCACTGAACCTTGAGTTTAAGAAGATCAATGCGCAGTATGCCAACCTTCAACGAGGCCAACTGCAACAGCTCTTGTCAACACCAAGTAAGGTGATGGTTCCTGACAATAAAGGCAACATGGTCTCTCTGCCGATGGCCCTCGCGCGTGACGCTCAGATGATTGAAGAGAGCATGGAGCGTATCCGTGCCTCTAAGTTGGACGTTAAGAACGTTGATGCCATGGTCACATTGATGAAGAGCACCCAACTCAGCGTACAAGATAGAGGGGTGATCTTAGAAACGTTGGCTAAACAACTTGGCTTTAAGTCAAGAGAGGATCAAGGGTTCATCAACTGGTTGAAAGACTATAATCAGTGGCGCGTCCTCCCACCAGCACCTGGTGAGGGCCCAGCAGGTGTACCGCCAGCTGGCGTGCCTCCCGCAGGCGTACCAAGACAGAGGTAACGCATGGGCACCGTACCACCAATTGGTCGGACCGGGATCCCTGAGATCGATCAGATCTACGACTCTTGGGAGTCTCAGGCCGCCATCACACCACCTACACGCGATACCTCACTTGACATCCCACGCGGCATCCTTGAGAAGCAGCACGCTGCGAGGCAGGCCGAGGAGGCCGCCTCGTTGTGGTCTGGATTCTACGACGCCTTAAGCCCTGAGCGAGAGGATGTCTCCATGGCGTCGCACCTTGCCTCAGAGGTGATCCGTGGTTCATTTGGGCAGGCATTATCTGGGCTTGCCTCCACCTTCATTGATCTGCCAGCACAGATCATTCATGGGATGAAACAGGGTAGGATGGTTGATCTTAATTCATTAAAGATTGCTAATCCAGAGATATCTAGACAAATTGAGGAGGGGTTTAATGCGTTATATCCAGTAAACACCGAGATGACCAAGAGCTTCTGGGCGGGGGACCTGCCGCGCGGTGCCGGTTCTCTTGCCTTCAACCTCTTGGCCGGACCATCAGGCGCCTTGACCTTAGGCGCCGCGATCTCAGCTGGGCATGGATTTAGAGAGGCCCAGGAGGCGGGTGCCTCATTCCCTGCGGCCCTTGGGTCCCTGGTGTCCAACGGCTTGCTTGGCGCGACTGAGTTTTTCCCGATTTTAGGCGTATATAATAGGATTTCTAGTAAGCTTGGAGTTGTTAGCGTAGAAAAAATTCTTAAAAAGTATTCAGCTTCATCCATTGTTGCTGGAATTGAAGGTTTTATTGAGGAGGGTGTTCAAGAGATCCTACAAACGTTCGGAGCTAATGTAACCGCCAAGTTGCTCTATGACTCTCAACGAGATCTTATGGAGGGGGTCACCAAATCTGGTGAGGTGGGTGGGATCCTGGGCTTTGTCATGAACGCCGTCGCCAAAAAGATCGGCCACCTGCGCACCTCAAAGTATGATAAGCCGAATACCAGGTCCCAGCCGCCGATCGTCACCGACATGGAGAAGCGAGAGATCATCACGCCGCAGGACAATCTGGGCTTAGAACACCGCCTGCAGGCCGCGCAGGATGAGATGAAGTTCCTAAACGT